GAGTTTGTATAATGCCTGATCTGTTCAAAGATATCGTACCGTCGATTCTTCAGACCAAACAGAATGTCTTGGTGGAAGAACATGACGAAAAAGACTATAATCCGTATATCGTCAATCGGGCACTATCTTATCATTTAGACTGTGTTCCGTATGCGAATCAGATAAACCAGGTTCATTTTGTCGATAAAAAACTACAGTACCACTATCTTCTAAATAGTATCAGACAGATGAAACGGAAGTTCCAACCGTGGCAGAAGTCTGAGGAAGATAAGAATCTTGCTTGTGTGAAAGAGTATTTTGGGTACTCTAACAGCAAAGCCAAAGAGGCTCTCCGGATCTTATCTGATGAACAAATCGCTTATATAAAAACAAAAACAGATAAAGGCGGAGTGAGGAAATAATGATTCGTATAGAAGATATGGTTGAAGTGACGCTAAATGAGAAAGATGATTTTCTGAAGATTCGTGAAACATTGACTCGCATTGGTGTTGCATCCAAAAAAGAAAAGTTGCTCTATCAATCTTGCCACATTCTACACAAGCAAGGAAAGTACTATATCGTACATTTCAAAGAATTGTTTGCGTTAGATGGCAAGCCTACGGATATTACGGAGAACGATCTGGCACGTAGGAATACGATTGCTTTGCTACTAGAAGATTGGGGACTCCTAAAACTTGTAAATGCAAAAAAATCAGAGGATCTACAAGTCAGCTTATCACAAATCAAGATTATTGGTTTCCGTGAAAAAGACGAATGGCAACTAGTACCAAAGTACAACATTGGCAAGAAAGCAAAAAAAGATTGACAAAAAATCCTTAGTGTGATATAAATATGAGTGTAGATGCCTTTGGGGTCTACACTTTTATTAACTCGCTTAACTAAGGAGACTTTCATGACTCTCGCCAATCTATTCCCTTCTCGTTCCGTTTATGAGCCATTTACTGTTGGTTTCGACAAGCTATTTGACCAGCTTCAAGATACTGCAAACAACATTGCAAAAAATGCTCCAAACTGGCCACCATACAATATCAAGAAAGTAAAAGACAACAAATATGTCATCGAAATGGCAGTTGCTGGTTTTGCTAAATCTGATATTGAAGTTACCGTAGAAGGAAACAAGCTTGTTATCAAGGGTGCTTCTCAAGATAATGAAGCAGAAGATTACCTATTCAAAGGAATTGCTAATCGTGCATTTCAACGCACCTTCACTATTGCCGATAAAGTAGAAATCAAAGATGCAGAAATTGTTAACGGAATGCTAAGAGTATGGCTAGAAAATCTCTACCAAACTCAAGAAACTGTTAAGAAAATTGCAATTAAAGACGCTACAGATACCAAATCTGAGTAATGGCAATAATGGTGGGGTGCAATGCCCCACCTCTTGACAATTGAGATTCACTTTGATATACTACATACATCATGAAAAAAACTGTTCAAAAACCCAAAGAAATCTTGCAAAAGGTCCGTAATCGGCTTCATGTTGATGAGGTCTATTACACCTACTCTCATTGGCCCACAAAGGACATTGATGGTGTTGCATTCCTTCCTATTATCAAGGAAATAACCGAGCACCCAAAGGTTTTTTATATGCGTAAAGATAACTTGGAGTATGTCAAATGATTTTAAACAAATTATCACAGGCAATGTATAGTCGCAGAATCTTTAATCCTAAGAATAGAAAAGACCTAGATGCATATGGTTATTTTATTCGTAACAGCAAGTGGGAGAATGGTTGCCCATTCTGGCTTGAATGGCCATATCAAAGTGTACCTGCAATGATTAAAGATAAGATTGTCAGAAACATGTTCAATGCAGATAGGAAAGAATTGATATGAAACGATATATGGTTGAAACTGTGAGCATTTTTCGGCATCGTTATGTTGTTGAAGCCAAAGAATCAGATCATGCCTGTGATGAAGTTATTTGCGGTAGAGAAACTCTAAAAGAGTTTTCTCAATTCCATGTAGATGAGAATATTTGGTCTGTTGCTGAACTTGAGGATGATCAAGAATACCTTGAGATGTTTGATATGGATAATGAATATCTCAAAGAATGGGATAACGAAAAGAAATTTTCATTCGTTAATACGATAAACTACGAAGAATAACTGGCGTTAGTACAAGGGATAGTACAGTGGCCTTCTAAGCCTCTGATCCAGGTTCGAGTCCTGGACGCCGGACCAAGTAGGGCCGGAAGCTTAACTGGTATAAGCGTCCGACTCATAATCGGGGGACAGAGAGTTCGAATCTCTCCCGGCCCACCAACAAATATGAAACAAAAATATATTAGAGCATACATGGATGTAGCAAAACGATTTGCTGAATTATCGTCAGCAAAACGGCTACATGTCGGCGCCATTATAGTCAAAGATGACAGGATCATTTCTATTGGTTATAATGGCATGCCACCAGGCTGGTCAAATATATGCGAAGATGTTACGGAAGAAGGAACACTAAAAACTAAGCCAGAAGTGATTCATGCCGAAGCCAATGCTATAGCCAAACTAGCAAAAAGCACGGAATCTGGTAAAGATTCTACCATGTTTCTTACTCATGCACCATGTATTGACTGTGCCAAGCAGATTTTTACTGCTGGTATTAATACTGTTTACTATGCTCAGGAATACCGTTCTATTGATGGATTAGAGTTTCTAAGAAAATGTGGTGTAAACATTATATACACACCAGAGCCGTCAGAGGGGTCGGAGAGAGGTTAAAATATAAATACTGATGCGTAGTGGGTAACTAAAGGAAAACCCATGCAATTCAGAATCAAAAAATGTCCGGAAAAAGACTTCAGGCCATATGTTCTTGGAGCAGCCCACTATTTTGCCGAGCAACTCATTCCAAGCACAAGAATCAGAAATAACTGTAAAGTTACCATTAAGTTCAATTCTAAACTAAACGAATATGGTTATGCCAGTATTCAGAAATTTAACAGCAGAAAACAGCCTAGACAATTCCTGATAGAGATACATCCAGGAATAGGAGCAAGAAGTATATTAGAAACTCTGGCTCATGAAATGATACATGTCAAACAATATATCATGAATGAAACAGATGATGGCTTGACTAGATGGAAAAATAAGAAGATAAATTCAGAGAAGGTTGACTATTGGGATCACCCATGGGAAATAGATGCCTATGGTAGAGAGCAAGGTTTATTGTATAGATTTACTGTGATGCATCAATTATGGAATGTATTTACAGAATTCAAGAATCCTACTGAACCAATAGTTTCAATTCCGATAAGATGGAAAATTAGTTAAAAAACAACAAAAAAGCCCTTGACAAATCAAAAAGTTTACTATATACTCTTAGAATATTAAATTTACTTAGGAAGCACGAAATGTTGTCCATACATAAACCCATAACAAGTCAGCCAGAGTATCGCACAATTAATTGCGGCGATGCGTCATGGTTTACCCTCGGGGTCCGTGTATAGACAAGAAATCTAAACTCTAAACACAAGACCCCTAGCCGAAAAGTTAGGGGTTTTTTGTTTACTGTTGGGATATAGTGTAACGGCAGCACCGCAGACTTTGACTCTGTTAGTCTAGGTTCAAATCCTAGTATCCCTGCCAAATTTTAAGGAAGTGTGGATGAGTGGTTTAAATCAGCAGTCTTGAAAACTGCCGGCTGTAAAAGGTCCGTGAGTTCGAATCTCACCGCTTCCGCCAGATAGGAGAAGAAATGAATATAGCAATCATACTGTTAACAATATTAGGTTATTGGATAGCAATGGGTTTTTCTGTGGCTGCTATGATGTTTTTGTTTTATAAGTTTGCTGTAATAATCGGAGACATGGCTGAGTGGTCGAAAGCGGCTTCCTGCTAAGAAGTTGATTGGACAAAATCTGATCCGTTGGTTCGAATCCAACTGTCTCCACCAAATTAAGAAAGGAGTACATATGAATGGCTGCGATAGTTGTAGTTTTCATTTTTGCATTCCTTTATTGGGTGTTTAAGAAAGACCTTCGGTAGCTCACGGTAGAGCAGGATGCCTTATAAGCATTTGTCCAGATAAGACCCAGGATGTGGTTCGACTCCACACCGAAGGACCAGAACAAAGGTAAGGTGGCTGAGTGGCCCAAAGCAGCAGTCTGCAAAACTGTAAAACCGTCGGTTCAAATCCGACCCTTACCTCCAGTTGCAAAAGTAGTAACATGTTGTATTTGTACAACACGCTTGACAAAACGATTGAGCCAGTGTACAATGATGTTTCTGTAGTTGAGTTTCTTTAACAATTTAAGTTTCAGTGGACCGTTCGTCTATCGGTTAGGACATTGCCCTTTCACGGCAGTAAGAGGAGTTCGATTCTCCTACGGTCTACCATATTGAAGCACATTTATAGTACCCTGGTGGGTAAGGCGCCCATTGGTTCGATTCCAAAGAGTGTGTTTCAATATGGTTTCCGGTTAGCACTTTCCTGAAAGTGCCGGGTGTCACACGTTAGTTAGACCGGTCGGCTAGGCTACCGTTAGCGCAATGCAGAGCAGAGCACCTAGATATCCGGACACAACCGGTAGCACGATACGCTGAAACAAATGTGGACAGGGTAACAACTCAGTAAGGGGCTTGCCTGGAAAACAAGTAGCCTTAGCAAGAATTCATTTTTTTATAAAGGAGTCCTGTCATGGATAGTGACAAGAGTGGTAAACAAATGGGTGCGTAACTCAGAGGCAGAGTAACCGGCTTTTAACCGGTAAGTCGAGATTTCGAAATTCTCCGCACCTACCATATAAAAACACATTCGCTTATATTTTAACGGCATGCAAGGCACGGGCGTATAAGAGTATTGAGTGTGTTTCTATATGGCACTTTAGTTCAGTTGGTTAGAACGCTGCCCTGTCACGGCAGAGGTCAGGGATTCGAGTTCCCTAAGTGTCGCCAAATTTATTGACCAGTAGCACAGCCGGTAGTTGCACCTGACTGTTAATCAGGATGTCGTAGGTTCGAACCCTACCTGGTCAGCCAAGTTTTAGGGTGTTTAGTCCCGTAACGGTATCGGGGGATGACTGTAAATCATTTGTCTTAGACCTTCTCTGTTCGAATCGGAGAGCACCCACCAGAGTAGCGTGTGAGGCGGGCGGGGGATTGGTGCTAATTGGGAACACACGGCCCTTGCAAGGCTGAGTAAGCGGTTCGAATCCGCTATCCTCCACCATAAATATTTCTTTACACATTACACAGAGAATCAAATGAAACAATTATTTTTAACTTTATTTTTATTATTCTCATTAAATGTAAACGCTGCAACAACTTATGTTTACAATGTGACAAAGGATGAAGTAGTTGAAGAATATGCATCAGAAAGAATACGACCGATTGCAAGTGTTACAAAATTAATGACTGCAATTGTTGTAATAGAAAGTGGTGCTTCATTGTATGAAAAAGTACCGTATAGAGGTTTTGCAGGTAGAAAAGAAATGACTAGAGAGCAATTACTAAAATTGCTTTTAGTGAAAAGTGACAATAATGCAGCAGAAGCTTTAGCGAAAAGTTATACTGGCGGTAGAAGTGCCTTTATTGCAAATATGAATTACAAAGCAAATCAGTTAGGCATGACAAAAACAGTATATGAAGATCCGTCAGGTATAGGTAGAAACAACTTAAGTAATGCAAAGGATCTTTCATTGTTATTGACCTATGCATATAATTATAATACCATGCGTGATTTATCCGCATTAGAAAGTTTTGATATTGAAAGTGTTAGTAAAAAGAAAAGAAAACCTAGAGTAGTAAAAGTAAACAACACTAATTTTAATTTATTAAAAGAGTATAAGGAAATTGCAATTTCGAAAACAGGATTTACTAATGCTGCTGGTAAATGTCTAGTAATGTACTTGACAAAGCATGGCGAAAAATATACAATAGTAATTCTTGGTGAACGAAATACACAGAGTGTGCAAAGAGTAGGTAGAAAGATTATTGAAAGACTATAGCCGGTTTAGTTAAATGGTATAACAGTTGCCTTGTAAGCATCAATCGTTGGTTCGATTCCATCAATCGGCACCAGAACCTCGGAGGCCCAACTTCGTTAAGAATGGGGGTGATTGGCTTCACCAAAACGCCAGGGCGCATACGATCTGAGCCTCAAAGCCCGCCTATATGGGTGATAGAAAAATCGTAGGTAGGAAACACAACCGACCATAAGTCAATAGTGTTGGACAGGGTAACAACTCAGTTTAGGGCTAGTGAGGACTAGTAGCTAGACAAGATTACATGCGGGTATTCTCCTGGGAGAGGACTTAGCCTTCCAAGCTAAAGAAGCCGGTTCGAATCCGACTACCCGCTCCAACTAACATGATATATGCAAAAAATTATAATTTACAATTCAAGCGGTGTTGATGTAAATGAAATCATCATCAAAGATGACCTTGAATACATTCCAGATACTAGGGTGTACAAAGGTAAAAATTGTTATTATAAAGGCATAGGCGTACCATATTTTTTTCACGCCATTTTAAATGTAAATGATGAAGAATATGAGAACATTGGAAAGCATCCTGTTTTCTATTCTGGATACTATGTTGTAAAAAAATGTTTTAAAAATAAAACTGGAATATTTCAAGAAAGATTTCAACCATTTTTTTCTGACTTTATAGGAACTTGTGGTGTTAAAGAAGGTACTGTAGTATTAAACTCGATGTCATTTGAGAAATCTTCTGTTGAGATTTTAGATTGTATAAACTACGACAAAGAGAATGACCAGTATTACTATTTGATGAACTATAGTTGTGACAGAAAGTCATATTTGACCGATGAAGAAGATCCAAAAAAACTAAGAGAACTTTTGGATTACATGATAGTTAATGATTGGAATTTTCTTTGGGATAAAGCTGCTATTAAGGACATAAGTGATAAAGGAACAGTAAGTGATGTTGCAGACTTGTTTGTTTCAAATACACTTTCTCACAAAATAGGAACAGTATATTCTGTGTTGTATAGCCTTGCGAAAAAAGATTCTGGAAAATATTTTAAGTTTTTAAATGTAAATAATTTGCAGCACATTGATGATCGATCTTTTGTGTTTAATGCCGTTGAACTTTTACGATTAAATAATATTGATGTAAGTGAATTGTTTAAATACAACACAATAAATCAGGTCTATAAAAACATAGTAATGAACTATCTTGTGACTGGAAAAAATTGTGCGTATTGTGCATGTGACTTATACAAAGATCAAGGTGAAGAAATAAAAGATCAATATGTTGAATTAATCAAAAATCAATTTGCAAGTATTGTAATATAATTCTGAGTGTAGTTCAGCCTGGTAGAATGCCTGCTTTGGGAGCAGGAGGTCGGGAGTTCGATCCTCTCCACTCAGACCATCATATAACTGATTATGAATTTAAAAAACTTTATTAAAGAAGTTCCCAACACTCTTTCTAATGAGATGTGTGATTACTTTATTGATTTTTATGATACAAATGTGGGAGCCGCACAACGATTTGAAGGTAACAATCGAAGATGGCAACCAACATTTAATCAAATTGTATATACGGATTTTTTCTACAATACACCATATTGGAAACCAAACGAAAAAATAACCAATGAAGTTGCTAGAGATATTAATGCACAAGCATACAAGTATGTAAATGAACTTGGGTTAGAAAAAACATTTCCACCTAATCCACTTAATGAAAAGTTGAGAGTTAAGAAATATCTTCTTAACGGAGAAGATGAATTTCCTTTACATATTGATGCTTATACACAGGAAGCTGGATCAAGATTTTTATCGATGTTTGTATATTTGAATGATATAGAAGAAGGTGGACATACAACATTTCCAAGTTTAGATGTTTCAATAAAACCAGAGAAAGGTAAGTTAGTCATATTTCCTTCTAATTGGATGTTTCCTCATATTGGAGAAAAACCAATTTCAGGAGAGAAATATTTGTTGTCAACATACTTACATTATTCTCCATATTCAGAATAATAGTTTAAGGTTTAGGTAATGTAGCACAATGGTAGTGCAGCACCTTCATACGGTGTGTGTTGGGAGTTCGAGTCTCTCCATTACCACCAAACGGTCCTTAGTAAAATGGATGATTACGGATGGCTACGGACCATCAAGTGGAGGTTCGATTCCTTCAGGACCGGCCAGTTTTATCCTCACTTAGCTCAGTAGGTTAGAGCATCGTCTTGATAAGGCGGGGGTGCTTGGTTCGATTCCAAGAGTGAGGACCAATATAACAGGAGTAGATATGTCAGACGGAGGTAAAGGAAGCAATCCCAGACCTTTTAGTGTAGATCAAAAAACATTTGATAGTAATTGGGATAAAATTTTTAAGAAAAACAATTATCAAGATGTTTTGAGTACAGAAGATTGTGTGCTTGATGCATTGAAAGAAATGAATAGAGTTAGTGATGAGTGTGGTGATTACATTACTAATGAAATCGACATTTCTAAAAATAACCCGGAGTAGTATAATGGCAGTGCGGCGGTCTCCAAAACCGTTAGTGGGAGTTCGATTCTCTCCTCCGGGGCCAACAACTAAAAGGAGAAAAAATGAAAAAATTAAATCTTGAGGAAGTAAAAAACTACATTCTAGCACAATCACCTGAAACTAAAATTTATCTTGGTGCTGATTCCGAAAGATTTAATATGGATGGTGTTTGGTATGCAGATTACACAACAGCAATTGTTGTACACATAGATGGTCGTCATGGATGTAAAATCTTCGGTGAAGTCACAAGAGAAAGAGATTACGACCAACGTAAGGATCGTCCTTCTATGCGATTGATGAACGAAGTATATAAAGTATCAGAACTGTTTCAAAATCTTGCTGAAGTTTTAGAAGATCGTTATGTTGAAGTACACTTAGATATTAACCCAAATGAAATGCATGGATCATCTTGTGTCATTCAACAAGCAGTTGGTTATATTCGTGGTACATGTAATGTGATACCTATGGTTAAACCAAGAGCATTTGCGGCTTCTTATGCAGCAGATAGGTTGAAACAAGTTTTAGCAGTATAGTTTCAATGGTAACCTTAGTGTAGTGGTCTGCACTTCTCGCTGTGACCGAGAAAGTATGAGTTCGATCCTCATAGGTTACCCCAAGTAATGCATCGTTAGTTCAGTGGTAGAATCCCTGCCTTACAAGCAGGTTGTCGGTGGTTCGAATCCATCACGATGCACCAAGCACCTTTAGCTGATGTGGTCATAGCAACGGTTTGAAGAACCGATGAACTAGGTTCGATTCCTAGAGGGTGCACCAAATAAATCACCTTGGCTTGTCCAATCTATAGGAACAAACTCAAGGTACTCTTTAGTGATATCATTATACATAGGAGTGAAATTTTTATTTTCTGTAGTACCTATGGGCAACGCATGACGATAAAATGTTCTAACGTAATAAGTGTTATCCATGAAAATATTTATGCCCCGATGGTGGAATTGGTAGACACGCTGGTCTTAGAAGCCAGTGCTTCGGCGTGAGAGTTCGAGTCTCTCTTGGGGCACCAATGCGAGTATGGTGAAATCGGTATACACAGCAGACTTAAAATCTGCCGCCGCAAGGCGTGACGGTTCAAGTCCGTCTACTCGCACCACTAAATAAATGGCGGGTTGGTGAAATGGTATCACAGAGGACTCATAATCCTCAGTTCCTTGTTCGACTCTTGGGCCCGCAACCAGTTACAGAGCAGTTTGTTTTCCTGAACCCAAAATACAACCTTCACCTTCAAAATTTTCACCAAATTCAATTATAGTCCATGAACCTGTATGTTCATTTCTATAAACAGCAATCTTGGTTACAAATTCTCTATACATATGATTTTCAACAACAAAATCAAGCTTTTCACCATAATTTGTTTTCAAGTTATCTAACATCTCATTTAACTGATAACAAGCAACTGGCTTTTGTCTTTCTTCTGCGTATGAAAAAGTAGAGAAGGCCATCAGTACAACAAGTAAAATCTTTTTCATTTAATTTCTCCCTTGAGTTTAATTTCACAATCTACCCATTTCAAATTGTTATAGTACTCATAGGGCCAGGTTCCTTTTGGGATCAGGCAGCGACCAAGCTCTGGTTGTTCTTGTATTCGTATTTGAACAACAGCCCATACCAACCAAGTTAAGTATATGATAATTACAAAAGCTATACCATACTTCCATGCTTCACATCTGATACGGTTTAATCTTTTTCGTTTCTTTGTAGCAGCAATCTTATCCTGTACTCGTTTCTTAGCCCAAGCAACAGATTGCTCTTTCTTCATCTTCTCCATCATGGCATGTACACGGGTGTACAAATCCCCTAGCTCTGGCGGACAATTGTAAACCATGAGTTCACGAAGTTCGGCTTCCATGGCAGTCAGCCTGCTCTGCATAAGCACACGCTGTAATGCTCGTTTACCTAGACTAGTTTCTCCAGTGTAAACTTCTTGAGCATGTTTTTCTTCTTCTTCAAAGATAGCGGTACACTTGGCGTAGTTTTCAAAATATACGCCAAGTTCTTCACCGATTTGAGTGTAGATATCGTTTGGTTGTTGCTTGCTTAATTCAATTACTCTATTTTTTTCCGCAACATACTGGTTGCGTTCAGCAGTAGTAGGAGGGTTATTTTTGTGACGTAAGTTAAACTGTTCTTCAAGATCATTGAGAACACCCTTAACATCTCCTGCTGCACCTGCTATTTCCTTATATAGTTCACAACCTTTTTTGACCGCTTGTACTGCACCATTAGCTAAAGCAAATAGTGTTAATGGATCCATTTTCTCCGCAGTTTAAATGTTGCATAACGAAGAAAACTAATGTATTATTTTAACTTCAAAATCAATTTTAGATGATCGGCGAAATTGTTAACTGTTTGGTCGGATTGTTTCAACCACGGCGCCCAAAACCCATAAGTAAGAGAGTCATATGCTTTGGTGAAATGATGATATCCATTTCTCTTTAAATCAACAAATTCACATAAGAAAGTTGTATACTTATCCATCGAATCATTTATCGTATATGGAAAAGTATATGCGGGTTGTGGGTTCCAGTACATTTTCACCCTTAAAATTTAGTGGACACTTACTATTTATGCCACATAGCCTCTTGATTAATGTCGAAAAACGTGTTAGAATGATATACATTTGATCTGAAAGGAAAATTCATGGAAAACATTAAAGTCGTAAAACTGGTAACTGGAGAAGAAATTCTAGCAGAAATTGAGTCTGGAGAACTAGGATACAGGCTGACTAATCCTGTTCGTATCGCCGTAATGCCTGGACAAAATGGACAACCAAACATTGGCTTTGCTCCATGGCCTATTCATTCTGAACAAGAAAAAGATAACGAAGTTATTGTTGCTAGAAAACATGTGGTCTATGAATATACGCCAGCACAAGAATACTTAAACAACTATAATCAAATCTTTGGGTCAGGAATTGTCCTTCCTCCTACCAAACAACTTATCACTGGCTGATGACTACATTCTATACCAATGTTCAATGTTTCGGTAACAACATTCTCTATCGTGGGATAGAAAATGGTAAACGAATCAAAGAAAAGCTTCAATATCAACCTACTCTATATGAGATGGTTAGAAAAGAAACTCCATTCAAAACACTGAATGGAGAATACTTACATGAATTCAAATTCAATTCAATTCGTGAAGCAAGAGACTACCTAAAACAAAACGAAGGTGTTACTAATAAGAAGATTTATGGTAATACTCGTTTCGAATACAATTATATCTCTGAGCAACATCCCAATGAAGTTGATTGGGATCAATCATATCTGCAAATTGCAATCATTGACATTGAAGTTGGTTCTGAGAATGGATTCCCTGACCCATATGAAGCATCAGAGCCAATTACTGCTATTGCTGTAAAGTACCTTGGTGGTAAGACTTATGTGTGGGGTTGCGGTGATTTTGAAAATAATGATGAGAATGTTACGTACTTCAAATGTCGTGATGAATACACATTAAGTAAAAAGTTTCTTGAGTTCTGGACAAAAAACTATCCCGATATTGTAACTGGTTGGAACATTAAGTTCTTTGACTTCCCATACCTCGTAAATCGATTCAATAGAATTCTTTCTGAGCAAGATGCAAAGTCACTTTCTCCTTGGAATTATGTCTCAGAGAGAACAGCAATTCTGATGGCAAAAGCTCATACAGTTTATGAGTTTGTTGGTTTGCCTATGCTTGATTATATTGAACTGTATCGTAAGTATGCTCCTGGTGGTGCATCACAAGAATCATATCGCCTAGATAATATTACTCATGTTGAATTGGATAAACGCAAGGTTGATTATTCTGAATATGAAAACCTACACCAACTCTATAAACTAAACTATCAAAAGTTCATTGAGTATAATATCGGTGATGTTTCTCTGATTGAAGAACTAGAAGATAAACTAAAGTTGATTGAACTTGCATTGACTTTGGCGTATGACAGTAAAACAAACTATGATGATGTTTTCACACAAGTTCGCATGTGGGATACTATCATCTATAACTTTCTACGCCGAGATAACATAATTGTTCCACCAACAGAAAAGAAAAGCAAATCAGAAGCATTTGAAGGTGCTTATGTCAAAGAACCTCAAGTGGGTAAACATGATTGGGTTGCATCGTTTGACTTGAACAGTCTATATCCACATTTGATCATGCAGTACAATCTATCACCAGAGATGCTTGTTGATGCTGATGATTACACAGATGAAATGTCGAGAATTATCAACAGCCGTGTTTCTGTAGATAAGTTATTGAAGAAAGAAATCGACACAACAGGATTAAACAATGTAACTCTGACTCCAAACGGCCAATTCTTCAGGACAGACAAACAAGGTTTTCTTCCTAAGCTTATGGCTGAGATGTATGAAGATCGTAAGAAATATAAAAAGAAATCACTTGAAGCAAAACAAGAACTTGAAAATGAGAAGAACAAATCTAAACATTTCGAAATACAAAAACGAATAGCAAGATTTAACAATCTACAACTTGCTAAAAAAGTATGTTTGAATTCTGCATACGGTGCAATGGGTAATGAATATTTTCGTTTCTATGATCTGCGTATTGCTCTTGCAGTTACATCAGCAGGTCAGCTTTCTATTCGTTGGATTGAAAACAAACTCAACGAATATATGAACAAACTAATAAAAACGGAAGGAGTCGATTATGTTATTGCGTCAGATACAGATTCGATTTATCTCAAGCTTGGTTCACTTGTGGGCAAAGTCTTTCAACCACTACAGTCACCTGATAAAGTTATCGCCTTCATGGACAAGGTCTGTGAGGATAAGATTCAACCTTATATCGACAAAAGTTATCAGGAACTTGCTGATTATGTTCACGCATACGACCAAAAGATGCAAATGAAAAGAGAAGCTTTGGCTGACAAAGCAATCTGGACTGCAAAGAAACGATACATCATGAATGTATACAACAACGAAGGTGTGCAATATGCTGAACCTGACTTGAAAGTGATGGGTCTTGAAATGGTGAAATCATCAACACCAGCACCTATTCGTGAGAAGATGGAAGAAACAATTAAGTTGATGATGAATGGTACAGAAGAAGATGTTCAGAAGTTTGTTGCCAACTTCAAAGAAGAATTCAAGCAATTTTCGCCTGAAGAAATTTCGTTCCCTCGTGGTATTCGTGGCATCAAGAAATATTCCGACTCTGTTACTTTATATACCAAAGGAACACCGATTCACGTTAAGGGAGCAATCATATATAATAATGCTCTCAAACAAAAAGGATTGGATAAAAAATATCCACTCATCAACGATGGAGAAAAAATCAAGTTCTCTTACTTGAAAACACCAAATCCATTCAAAGAAACAGTTATATCTTTTCCAGTAACTCTACCCAAAGAGTTTGACTTACAAAAGTATATCGATTATGATATGCAATTCGAGAAAGCTTTTGTTGAACCAATTAAAGTTGTTTTAGATTGTATGAATTGGAATATTGAGAAGCAAAGTACACTTGAGGACTTCTTCGGATGACTACCGCTACCTTTACCTTTATTAATGCTATATTACTTTCAGCCGTAGCAGCATATTACTCTGTTATTGGACTAGCTGCAATATTTCCAGGCTCATTCTGGCCAGTTGTTTTGATGGGTTCAGTTCTAGAATCTGCAAAACTAGTAACTGCATCATGGTTATATCGTAACTGGAAAACAGCACCAGGAATATTAAAATGGTATTTAACTTCTGCTGTAGCCATTTTAATGCTCATTACATCGATGGGTATTTTTGGCTATCTATCTAAAGCACACCTAGAACATGCATCAGACATTAGTCCTGTGGCTGATAAAGTTGCAGTACTTGATGAGAAGATACAGACACTAAAACAAAATATTGAGGTAAATAGAAAAACACTAAATCAACTAGATGCTGCTGTTGATAATGTCATGACTCGTTCCGATTCTGAACGTGGAGCAGAAAGATCCATTCAAATCAGAAAGTCACAACAAAAAGAAAGAAATCAACTCAATGAAGAAATAAACAAAACACAAAAAGAGATTGCAAAACTAACAGAAGAACGAGTACCTCTTAGTGTGGAATTAAGAAAAGCTGAATCTGATTTTGGTCCTATCAAATACGTAGCTGAACTCATCTATGGTTCTGGTGAAAAAGATATTATTGACAAAGCAGTTCGTTTGGTAATAATATTAATTATGATTGTGTTTGATCCTCTGGCTGTGTTATTATTGATTGCAAGTAACATTTCAATGGGTGTCCGTGAAGAAAAGAAAGCAAAAAGGAAGGACGATGAGAGAGATCAAAACCCGGTATATCAAAGAGTTCAAGAGGCAAAAAAGAAGCTTGAGGAACGAAATGATCCGCCTACGGAAGAAGTACCCAGGGAAGAAAAATCAGGACATGAGGAAAGGTCTGATGAAATGGTACAAGTTCGTAAAGAAAATGTCATTGTCATAGATGAAGCATCTGGTGAGTCTATACCACCTATTTCTAAAGAACCTACCCACGAAAAAGTAGAAACACATATTGCACCTGGTTTGTTTAAAGTAGAACATGTTGCAGTGAAAAAATTAGAACCTAAATATGATTACGATGAACCTTTAGCCTTCAAAGAAAAGGATAATAAATGAGCATTTTGGAAAAAATTAAAAAGAATAGTAGTATCAAAGAATCTGCTATTCTATCTAAATCGAAGTTTTTTACACAGAAGGATATGATACCAACTTCTGTGCCAGCTATCAATATTGCATTGAGTGGTAAATTGGATGGTGGATTGACTCCTGGTCTGACTATGTGGGCAGGACCATCAAAACACTTCAAGACTGCCTTCAGTCTATTGATGGCTAAATCTTATTTGGAGAAATATGAAGATGCAGCACTTTTGTTTTATGACTCTGAGTTTGGTACTCCTCAATCTTATTTTACCTCATTCAATATTGATACCAATAGGGTGCTTCACACTCCTATTACTGATATTGAACAGCTAAAGTTTGATATTATGAATCAGTTAACAAATCTTGAACGTGATGATAAAGTCATCATTGTTATTGATTCTATTGGCAATCTTGCATCAAAGAAAGAAGTAGAAGATGCATTGGACCAAAAGTCTGTTGCTGATATGAGCAGAGCAAAACAAATCAAATCTTTGTTTCGCATGGTGACACCACATCTTACAATGAAAGATATACCCATGATTGTGGTGAATCATACATACAAAGAGATCGGTATGTTCCCGAAAGATATTGTTGGTGGTGGTACAGGATCATACTATTCTGCTGATAATATCTTTATTATTGGTAGACAGCAAGAAAAAGAAGGACAAGAAATTGTCGGTTATAATTTCATAATTAATGTGGAAAAGAGTAGATATGTTAAAGAAAAATCAAAGATACCTATTTCTGTATCCTTTGACGGTGGCATTAGCAAGTGGTCTGGTCTATTGGATATCGCACTCGAAAGCGGTCATGTAACTAAACCAAGCAACGGCTGGTATTCTCGTCGTGATGAAGATGGCGTATACGAAGATAAAAAGTATAGGCTGAAAGATACAGATACCAAAGATTTTTGGCTTCCTGTATTGAAACAAAAGTCCTTCCGTGAATTCATTGAAAGCAAATACTGTATTGCAAACGGAGAAATCATCTCTGATGATGAAGTGGAAGAAGTGTTTGATGTTGAAACTACAAACGGAGCATAAATGACTGAAGGAATAGACTACTGCTTCATCTATCCCAAAGATGAACCCCAATCTGTACACGTTCGTCTGTTAGATGGTAAATACAAAGATACTGTGTTCAAATATGGTAAGGTAAAGTTTGAAGAAAGACATGGGAATGTGTATTTACTTTTTGCTTATGATGTGCTAGAATCTACAGTTGATACACCTAAGAAATTGGAAAAAGATATAGACTTCAAAAATTACTTAGGTGATTTATTGGTAGAGATCATGTCGGGCAATCTTGAACAGGATATAATTGATGAAACTGGAACAGACGATATTAAAGAATCTGATTTACAATGATGAGTATCTACGAAAAGTTATTCCTTTTCTAAAGGCAGAGTATTTTCAACATGGCACTGAAAGAATAATTTTCAATGAAATATCATCATTCGTATCATCTTACAACTCTACGCCAACGATTGAAGCTATTACACTTGCCGTCAAAGAAAAGAAAAATCTTACAGATGACCAAGTGGCGCAGTGTGAAACGTATCTACAAGAAATTGTGGAAACTTCAAAGGATGAAACCAAAATCGCTTGGCTCCTCGACAAATCCGAAATATTTTGTCAAGAAAAAGCTATTTATAATGCTGTCTTGGAAAGTATTTCTATTCTCGATGGAAAGGATAAATCTAAAGAGAAGGGAGCTATTCCCAAGATATTGGCTGATGCATTGGGTGTAGGTTTTGATACAAACATTGGTCACGATTACTTAGAAAATTCTGATGAGCGATATGAATTCTATCATAGAAAAGAAGAACGTATTCCATTTGATCTTGAATACTTCAACAAAATTACAAAAGGTGGCCTTCCAGCTAAGACTCTTAATATCGCTCTGGCTGGTACCGGTGTTGGTAAGTCTCTTTTTATGTGTCATGTGGCCGCTGGCTGTATGGTACAAGGAAAGAATGTCCTCTACATCACAATGGAGATGGCGGAAGAAAAAATTGCAGAACGAATCGACGCCAACTTATTGAATGTGACGATTGATGAGCTTGCAACACTACCTAAAGAAATGTATGATAAGAAGGTGCAAAGAGTAAGAAATAATACAACAGGAAAACTTATCATCAAAGAATATCCTACCGCAGCAGCATCTACTGTACATTTCAGGACACTTCTAAATGAACTTCATCTCAAACGTAGCTTCACTCCTGACATTATTTTTATTGATTATCTTAATATTTGTGCCTCCGCAAGAATCAAAGCAGGAGCAAATGTCAATTCATACACCTATGTCAAGTCAATTGCCGAAGAACTGCGAGGTCTTGCAGTTGAGTACGGAGTACCAATCGTTAGTGCTACACAAACTACAAGAAGCGGATTTACTTCATCTGATCCCGGGCTCGAGGACACAAGTGAGTCTTTTGGTCTGCCAGCAACCGCAGACTTGATGTTTGCTTTGATAACATCCGAAGAACTTGAAGCATTGAATCAGATCATGGTCAAGCAGTTGAAGAATCGATATTCCGACCCTACAACACATAAAAGATTTGCTGTTGGTATTGACAAATCAAAGATGAGATTGTATGATGTTGAACAAGCAGCACAAAATGGTATCGTTGATGCAGGTAAAGTTGACGATAAACCTCTGAATACTTTTGGTGATAGAGAAAGACTGTCAAAACAGAAGAATAAGTTTGGTGGCTTCAAGGTATAAATATTTAATTATAACCTAATTCATAAAACGATATGAGTGCAGCATCAGACAAATTTGAACAAGACGTAGCAAAAGAAATAAACAAGCTACCAGGCATTAAAGCTTCTAGGCCATCAGTAGGCACAGATTTTTCAGATGTTAAAGTTGAATATAAAAACATAAAGACTTGGGTTGAAGTTAAAATGTCGCATACTGACAATTTATCCAACCCTAGAGTTTATTATGAAAAAGGTCAATGGAGAACAACATACAAAACACCTACTGCTTTTGCTGCTGTAGAGATTCTGAACAAGTCTCAAGAAGCAAAAAAGTTTATTGAAGCAATCTCTAAGTATTCTGGTATACCAAAAAAAGATATTAAAATTCCCACTACAAAATCAGGACTAAAAGAACCTGGTGCGGTGCCACTTCATGTCATGAAATCTTTTTTTGATCAGCCTGGAATTAATCGTTATATTGCAAATGACGAAAATCGTGATTTGGGTAAATTGGTAACAGAACACTATACTGAAGGAAAAACAGAACCAGCCTATTACATGCAAGCAGGCGATGATTTCTATAGAGTCTCAAACAAGAATCCTTTAGGTCTTGATGCATCAATACCTTTACTTAAAGGCTCTGGAGATTTTAAAGTTCGTGTTGCAACTCGTTCTGAATTTTATGAAGTACAAGCAGAAATAAAAATCAAAAAAATGCCGAACAGTCCTTTCTCTATCGCACCAAAAACTAAAAAAGAAAATCCATTTATGGGAATGAAGAAATGAGTTTATCATATGACTTTGATAAAGTATTCAAAGAGTATCAAAATGCTAGTGACGATTTTGGATTCTCTGCCGTATCTGAAGAAGAATATAATTCAGTAATAAACAAAACAGCAGAAACAGCAGATGATTATAAAACAAGATTGAATGAAGTAGAGAAACTTATCATACCATTCTTACAAAAGTTATATCAAACAGCAGACAAAGAATACATTTATTGGCCAAACAGAAAGCCTGTAATAGAAAAACAAATTGAGAGGATATTAAAACTCACACGTGGATGATGTTAACCTAAAGGTATAGGAAATGTCAGACGATATCAAACCAGATTTCAAAAAATACAAAAACAAAAAGAAACTAACAGTACCAGAAGAATTTCTAGACAATGCAAAAAGTTATGAAGATAAACAAATGCTCGTAAGAGTATTGACTGAAAGAGAAAAAGGAAGAGTTCTACTGATAATGAAGTCATTGCTGGCTGATGCAGTAAAATCAAGAAACCGAAAATGAAACAACTACTTGAAATACTACCTAAAATCTTAGGTATGATGCCTGAGATTGTGAAATACATAAAGTATATTCCAATCATCATGCTGTTAGCTGGTATAGCATATGCGGTGTATTATGTAACAAAGAACTACAAAGATCCTTACATGTGCCATGATAATGAAATATATGAACAGATTTCAATTACTTCTGGTGTTTATAAATTTAAAGGTGGGTATTGCATAAGCGATAAGTGAGGTTATTATGAGTGCAGTGGTAATTATTCCGACTACTGGAGCGGATACAGTAAGACGTTCCATTGAAAGTGTTTTATCTCAAACCTATCCGACAACCTGTTATGTTGTCTGTGACGGTAATCAATTCAAAGGTAAAGTCAAAGTCATTACAGACAACTACCTATCAAACAAAAATATCAAAGTCTGTTTTTTACCAGAAAATGTCGGGGCAAACGGATTCTATGGTCATAGAGTCTATGCGGCATTCTCTCATCTTGTAAATGAAGATTATGTTTCGTTCTTAGACCAAGATTGTTGGTTTGAACCTAATCACATTCAGTCCTGCGTAGACACAATTCAAAAAAATAATTTGGAGTGGGCATACAGTTTAAGAAAGATCACAGATAAAGAAGGAAATTTCCTATGTAATGATGATTGCGAGAGTCTAGGCAAATGGCAAGCATGGACTAATGCTCACCATGTTGATACGAATACCTATTGCGTTCGCCGTGACGTTTTGATAAAATTAGCATCAGCATGGCATGGTGGTTGGGGTCAAGATAGAGTGTTCTTTCATACCATTGCTACACACTTCAAGGAGTGGGATTGCACAAAAGAGTATACCGTAAACTATATGCTTGATGGTAATCAAGGATCAGTAACTAAAGAGTTCTTTGACCAAGGAAATAAAATAATGAATGATTTTTATAAAGGAAAACTTCCTTGGCGAAAAAATTAATAGTTGGTAAAACTAGCTTCATCGGTAATGAACTAGCTAAACTGAAAAATTATGATATCGTAGCATACAAAGATATTCATCATGTTGATTTTTCTCAGTATGAGGGTGTCATTAATTGTGCATTGAACCCAGTATTCAAAACTCAAACATATGATGAGAAGATTGATGTTGATTATGAGATGGCAAAGTTCGCATACGAAAACAACTGCCATTATATAATGATATCAACCAGAAAGGTTTATGGTTCATCAACAGAATTAAAAACGTATAACGAAGAAAGTCCTACAAACCCATTTGACTTTTATAGTGAAAATAAATTGATTTGTGAGAATAAAATTTTAAATGAGTTTGGAGATAGAGCAGTCATAGTCAGAGGATCTAATCTGTTTGGATTCGAATTAGGCAGACAGTCCTTCATGGGCTTCTGTATGGATCAATTGAAGCATAGTGAAAAGATTATATTCTCTATTGGAGAAAACACAAAAAGAGATTTTATTGATATATACACATCATCTTTTCTATTAGATTCAATCTCAAGAAAGAAATTGACAGGAATATATAATTTAAGTTCAAATCATGGACTTGAAATAGGTAAAGTAGCAAAAAATTTAATTCGTGGTTATGGTAAAGGTGAATTTTCATGTACCAGTGATGTTGTCAAAGAACAGTTCATCATAGACAACACAAAACTCACCGAAGAACTAAGAGTATTTTTTAATCCAATTTACATTACTTCTATTATTGAAGATTTAGGAAAAAAACTATGCAAGATATGATCATTAGTGCCGTGTCGGAATATAAGTACGACAGGATGAAACATTGGGTGAACTCAATCAAGAAATGTGGTTTTAAAGGTAGAGTTGGAATCGTTGCGTTTAATATCACAGATAATACAATTAAAAAATTACAACATGAAGGTGTTGAAGTCTATTTGACAACAGATCAAAGAAACGAAAAAAATGATGGATACTTGTTCGCAAAAGGAACAACTTATCAAGTACCAATGCTTAGACATTATTTTTATTGGGCAATTTTGTCTCAAATGAAAGATATTCGTTATGTTATTTCTACAGATATTTCTGATGTTGTATTTCAACTAGATCCTTCTATATGGTTAGAAAATCATCTTGGTGATAAAAAATTAAATTATGGATGTGAAGGTCTACTATACAAAAATGAAACATGGGGAAATCAAAACATGATGGAATGTTTTCCTCAGTTATACCATTATATGAAAGATAGACCAATCTACAATGCAGGATCGATGGCAGGTGAATTTGAGATGTTTAAAAACTTTTCATTAGCTGTTTCTTTAGCTATTAACAATGTTCCACATCCAACTCCAGATCAAGCTGGTGTTAATGCCATGCTGTCAATTGAACCATATAAGTCTATTACAAAGTTTAATGACCATGATACGAATTGGGCATGTGAATGTGGGACTACTGTAGACCCGCATAAAATAAACACGTTCAGACCCCATCTATTGAGTCCTGAGCCTGTTTTTGATGGGGAATATGTATATACAAGTAAAGGTGAAAAATACGTAATGGTGCATCAATACAATAGAGTGCCAGAATGGAAAGAAAAGATTGAGGCAAAATATGGCTAATGATATATCAGTAGTTACAGCATTCTATGATATTGGTAGAGGTAACTTACCAAAAGTAAAACATGGTAGAGAGCTACCTTGGTATCAACACAGAAGCGTTGATACTTATTTTGATTTCTTTAATAAATTAGCCAAACTTCAAAATGAAATGGTGATTTATACGACACCAAATTTTGAAGATAGAATATACACAATAAGAAAAAATCATGGACTAGAAGAACTAACAAAGGTTGTGGCTACAGAATCATATCTTCCTAAAGGCTTTGAACTCACAAAAGCAATGGTTCAGAAGGTGATGGATGATTCAAACTATTATGATAAGGTTGTCAATCCTCAACTGATTGAATACTGGCATGCCGATTATGTTCTTGTAAATATTTTCAAATCTTGGTATGCAGTTGATGCTATAGAAAAAGGTTTGATTCATAATGATCTAACTGCATGGATTGATTTTGGTTATGTAAGAAACGATACAACAATACCATCAACAAATAAATGGTCTTATGATTTTAATAAAGAGAAGATACATTTTTTCAACCAACATCCTATTGATAAAAGTAGACCAATAGACAGCATCATCTATACTGGAGATGTTTACATTCAAGGATGTCATATTGTAGCTGGAACTGAAAAATGGAAACTACTAAAACAACTTGTGCTGAAGAATGTAGAACTTTTACTTGAAAATAATCTAATTGATGATGACCAAACACTTCTTCTGATGTCATACCTATCAAGCTCCCAAGATTTTGAATTGCATCCAGCAGATTTAAATGATTGGTTTAGAATATTCAGAGTATATAATGATCACGCATGATTAAAGTCATTTCACCAAGAATTCACAATCTAGGAGACTTTATGCATTGTCTCCCTGCATTGTCTGGTCTATACAAGAAGCTTAATCATAAAATGTCTTTTGTCATTTGTGATAGACTTGAACGATTTAATGGCATAAAAGAACTTCTTCTAAACCAAGAAATGTTTTTTGAAGTCAAGTTCATGCGTGAAGAAACGAGAATACCCGAAAGGTATATGATAATTGATGACATGGGCGAGGAAAAGAATCATGGTAATAGTCCTATAGTTTGTCACAGATTCTACAATTTCATTAGAGATAATTACAAAATAGACTTTGAAATTGATGATGATTTTGAGTTACAAGTGCCGAAACTAGACATCGACTTTCAAACTAGCAAATCCATTATTGGTGATCGATGGTCTCCTAATGATGCACCAGATGTTGATATTAGACGATATTCCAATTTAATTCAAAATGCAGAAATTGTACCAAGAGAAAAAGCTTTTTATCTTGACTACAAAAAAGATTTAGTGTATAATTGTTCACTTGTTAAATATAATCCAAATCCATTCATCACTACATTTACTGGAATAGGTATCGTTGCCGATTTGATGAAAAAAGATTGTTATATTCTATGGGATGAAGATATAAGAAACTGGCAGGGTTGGGGTGTAGAGCAGGATTACAAACTACACTACTATCAAGATAGAAAATCAAAACTCGTTTATATAAGAGATTTTAAGTATGATAATTAATGTTCCTCTCGGTGCGTTTGGTGGTCCTCTAAGAAATGGAGATATTGTTGCCGTAGCAAATGTCGTTGAGTATCTTAGAAAAGTAGAAGATACTAACATAAAGTTCCATCTGTTACCTGACTCAGTATCACCAGCAGATTATTGTCAGAAATTTTTGAGATTTATGTTAGACAACACAAATTATTTTTCTGATGTTCGTGGTGAAAAAGAGTTATCATGGAAGAATATTAATCTCTGGGATTTCAGAGGATTGTCTGGTGATTTAGTAAAAATTCCAAACAACAAAACAGCAGAAAAAAAGATAGTTATCTGTCCTTTGTTTAATGCTCAATACAACACATATAGAAATTGGCCGAAACATATTTTTGAAAAAATGCTTGAGAGATTTAAAAGTGAAGCATATTCAGATTATAGAAAAATTATTTGTACAGAAACAACGATAGGTCATATTGATGGGTGGGAAGAATCTACAGATTTTCTAGAAAACTTAAATCACATAATGACAAGTGAAATATTCTTTGGTGGTGATACAGGAACTAGTCATTTTGTTGGTGCGTTAGAAAGCGGACCAGGTGAAATATTATACTTCTATTCTGGTCATGGCCTTATTCATACAACTCCTTTCTATTCTACATTAGGAAAAGGAAGAGTCATTCATTACTGGCATAACTTTGAACAAGCAACTTGGAGTTAAAATGAAAATTAAATTGTTCAGCCATATGATAGATATTGGCTGCGGTAAAGATATCACAATAGAACAAACAGAACTGCTAGAAAAAACTGGTCTACTTGATGAAATAGAGCATGGTTATTTCTTTGCACACTACGACAAAGAAAATTATTCTTGGTTAGAAGAAAGGTGGAAAGATAGAAAGAATATTGATATATTACATTATGATCAATCTTTTCAACCATGGTATGAAGCAACTTCAGTAAACTATTTACAAGAATACTGTCATCTTAATGATGAAGAATTCTATGTGTGTTTTATAACACATAAAGGAGCTAGTCACGGACCAGGAGGTCATCAAAACTGGCGAAAGTATATGCAATACTGGAACATTGAGAAATGGAAAGAATGTGTTGCTAAATTAGACGAAGGTTATGATATGTGTGGTGCAGCATTTTTAAATAACCCACCTCATCCTTTCTATGCGGGTAACTTTTATTGGGCAAAAGCATCGTATCTTAGAAAGTGCCGCAGATTAAAGACTCCACCAGAGAACATGTTCAAACCACAATTTGAAGATCAACCGCATCATCGTTTTGACCTTGAATGCTGGCACGGTAGTGGTAATCCAAATGCATATGATATGCATCCTGGTGAAACAAATCGTTGGTATTTACCTTCTGAAGCATATAGAGATGATATGCAAGAAACTTTTATATACAGAACAGCATGAGTGATACAGCAATCATAGTTACCTCTTATTGTGGAGGCAATCATCAAGAAGAAAAAAGAAAGATGACCAAGACACTTTGCAAAATGTTGTCTGAAAAAGGTCATTATGTTATTCTCACAACTCACTCACCCATAGATGCTGAAACACAAGATTATTGTGATGTGTTTATCTATGATAAAGATAATAGATTCTCATTTGATGGTGTACCACAAAGAACAACAAATCATGGTGTTGCAGAATTGACTTTGATGAGAAATGCAGTCAATTTGATTCCTAAAGAATTCAAATATTTGCTGAAGATGGCCTATGATAACAAACCAGATTTAGATTATCATGACATTATACAAAAATGTAAAGAGACTGTTAAAAAAGCAGTCACAGCAAAGTGGGGAAATGATATCACTCTAGGAACTCAAATGTATTTCTCTGAAATCGAGTTCTTCAATCAAACATTGTCGATGGATGAATTGTATCGTTGCGAAAAAGATTTAGAATACGTTTGGTTTGATTCTGTTAACGAGAAAGGTCTTTTAGATCAGGTACATATATTAGATATATACAGAAATTTCTTTGGCCATGATGTTCTTCAATATGCACATGCAGGAGGAACTAGTGTAGACCCTTATCCATATGATTAGTTTAACCTGCATTGATGCTTTAAACTACGAACCAACGATTCGTGCAATACGAAGCACAATTAAATGTATTCCTATAAGCAGAGTATATTGGTTTAGTGATGCTAATCTAATCTCACATGAGTTTCCTGTAACTTGGATTAAAATAGAAAAGTTTAAAAGATATACTGACGAATACAATTTTATAACTTTAAAATTAGTGCCTCATGTTGTTACTGAACCATACAACATAATAATTCATGCTGATGGTTTTGCCGTAAATCAAAATGCATGGGATGAAGCATTCTTAAATTATGATTATATTGGAGCTAGATGGAACAATGGTATGGTGGGTAATGGTGGATTCTGTTTGAGAAGTAGAAAACTATACGATGCTTTATTGAATCTAGAGGTTAAGTATAAAACATCAGATTATTCACGAGAAGTAATAGATAATCCAGACAACTATGTGTTTGATGCATATGGTGATAAAGTAATTCCTGAAGATAATATTATCTGCAAGATACATAGAAAAGAACTTGAAGAAAAGTATAATATTAAATTTGCTGAAGGTGATATTGTAGACAAATTTAGTATAGAACATAATATGAGTTCACCATGGCTAGGTAAAAGTCTAGGATTTCATGGTAAACATGGTATAGCAAAACATTATGGAGTTGAGTTATGATTTTAGTAACTGGTGGTGCAGGATTTATTGGTGGCAATTATTTATGGAATACAGTTTGGAAAATAGATGATGAAATAGTTTGTGTTGACAAATTGACGTATGCATCAAACTATGATTACATTAAACCTCTTGTAGATAATGAAAGAATTTCTTTTGAGCCTGCTGATATCAAAGACGAAGAATATATTAAAAGAATCTTTGACAAATATAAACCAAAGCATATCATAAATTTTGCAGCAGAGTCTCATGTTGATAATTCAATTAACGATTACACTCCTTTTGTTGATACAAACATTTTAGGAACACTTAATCTTCTAAAGCACTCTATGAATTTAGATTCTTTAGAAAAGTTTATTCATGTTTCCACTGATGAAGTTTATGGTAGTTTAGAGTTAGATTCAGATGAAAGCTTTCATGAACTGACACAATATCAACCAAACAATCCATACTCAGCATCAAAAGCTGCAAGTGATCATTTTGTTAGAGCATTTCATAAAACATATGGAGTACCGGCAATTATAACGAACTGCTCAAACAATTATGGTCCAGGTCAGCATAAAGAAAAGTTTATACCAACAATCATCAGTAAAGCAAGAAAGAATCATAAAATTCCTGTGTATGGTGACGGGTTAAATGTCAGAGATTGGCTATTTGTTCATGATCATTGCAATGGAATTAATTTAGTTCGTGAAAAAGGAAAAATTGGAGAAAAATATAATATTGGTGGAGGTACAGAAGTATCCAATATAGAACTGGTAAAAATGATTCTAAATGTTATGAATAAACCCGAAAGTCTGATAGAATATGTGACAGATAGACCAGGTCATGACAGAAGATACTCTATCAATTGCGACAAGATAACAAAAGAACTTGGATATAAACCAAATTATACGTTAGAACAAGGCATACAAAAAACACTACCATGGTACGGAGAAACTAAATGACACCAAATGAAATGATTGAAGCACTATCAAAATCAGTGCAGCCAAAATATGTGAAAAATTACGATAATTATCAAGAGGGCCAATTTGTGCAATACTCTGGACAACTTTGGGATCATAATGAAATCAGAGTAGCTATTGATACATTGCTAAATGGTTCTTGGATAGTTTCTGGTGAAAAAGTGTCTGAATTTCAAGATGCATTCAGCAAACGATTCAATGTCAAATACTCCCACATGGTGAACTCTGGTAGTTCAGCCAATCTTGTGATGGTAACTGCTGCGAAAAAATATAATAACTGGAAAGATGGAGATGAAATCATTGTATCTCCTGTAGGATTTCCAACTACAATAGCACCAATCATTCAAAATGGAATGAAACCTATTTTCATTGACATTGAACTTGACACATTAAACTTTGATGTATTAAAAATAGAAGAAAAGATTACGTCAAAGACAAGAGCTATTTTTGTTTCTCCTGTTTTGGGTAATCCTCCAGACATGGATTTCATTGTTGCTTTGTGTAACAAATATGGTCTAACTCTATTAGGTGATAATTGTGATTCTTTGGGTTCTCTTTGGAATGGCAAACTGATTACAGACTATTATGATGCATGGACAACATCGTTCTATCCCGCACATCACATTAGTACGGGTGAAGGTGGTATGGTGTGTTCAAATAGTGAAACATTCATCAAAGAAGCAAGAAGCATTTCTTGGTGGGGTAGAGATTGTTACTGTGTAGGAGCAAACAATCTACTTGAATGTGGTACTTGTGGAAAAAGATTTGATAACTGGTTGGATGATTATGATGGCGTCATTGATCACAAATATTTGTTTACTAATATTGGTTACAATCTAAAACCTCTAGACTTGCAAGGTGCAATCGGACTAGAGCAGTTGAAAAAGTTTGATATGCTTGAAAGCAAACGCCGAGAATACAAAGAAAAGATTCAGACGTTCATTGAAGATAATATTTCTGGTGCAAGAGTAATCAATGCAACACCAGGTTCTGATCCTTCATGGTTTGGGGTACCTATCTATTGCGAATCGCAAGAAATGAAAGAATTTATGGTATCTCACTTTGAAAACAATAAAATTCAAACTAGAAACTATTTCAGTGGTAATATTTTACTGCATCCCGGATATAAACATTTAGATAATTACAAAGATTATCCAAACTCAAATCTAGCATTGAGTAATGTATTCTTCATTGGATGTTCTCCTTTATACAACGAAAAGGTTTTGAATTATATCGAAGGAGTATGTCAACAATGGTAAATGTTCTAGGTGCTGGATTTGTTGGTGGTGAGTATGCAAGACTCACTCCTAATGTAATTGTTAATGAGAGAAATGACTATGAAGTGAAGTCTGACGAGGTTCTTTACTTCATTTCAACAGTAGACAACTATAATGTTTGGACAGACCCTTATATTGACATCGATACAAATCTAACGACACTTATTAAGACGCTAGAAACTTGCAAAGGAAAAGACGTTACATTTAACTTTGTAAGTTCTTGGTTTGTATACGGAAATGTTGATTTGCCAGCTAAAGAGACTGCCTACTGCGACCCTAAAGGCTTTTACAGCATCACCAAACGAGCAGCAGAGCAGTTACTCATTTCATATTGTGAAACGTTTAATATTAAATATAGAATTTTGAGACTGGCAAATGTCGTGGGTGCATCTGATAAAAAGGTATCAAAAAAGAAGAATGCATTGCAGTACATGATACAGGAACTACAAGCCGGAAACACAGTTCAGCTATATGATGGTGGTGAAGCCTACAGAGACTACATTTATGTCACCGATGCAATTCGTGCCATCAATCTAGTCCTACAAAAAGGAAAAATCAACGAAATCTATAACATAGGAAATGGTATTCCTATTCGTTTAGTTGATGCTATTACCTATGCTGCACAAAAACTATCGTCATCATCTAACGTGGAAAATGTTGCAACTGCTGAATTCCACAAAGTCGTACAGACTACCAATATGGTCTTAGATATTACCAAGATTAAACAATTAGGCTATGTACAGAACTATACGATTTATGATATTATAGACGAACTAATCATATAAATACTCAATAGGTAATCACAGGGTATTGCCAATTGAGGAATTCATGCTAAAATTCAAGACATTTTTAAAAGAAGAAACTACAGAACCAGAAGGCGAAAAGCTCAAGCACATTGAGCACCTAGAGGACCATCCTATCAATGACGGAGCCAAAGGCTTCGAACATGCTGTCGGCGCATTAGACCAAGTTCACAATCATATCATTTCCGGTGCCCACGATTCTTCTCTCACCATGAAGCATGATGGCTCACCGTCTATTGTTTATGGACATCATCCAGAGACTGGCAAGTTCTTTGTTGCATCAAAGTCAGCATTCAACAAAAACCCAAAGATTAATTATACAGAAAAAGACATTCAGCAGAATCATGGTCATGCACCAGGTCTTGTTGAGAAACTAAAATCAGCATTGACGCATCTACCAAAAATAACACCCAAGCAAGGCGTGTTTCAAGGAGATGTTCTATTCTCTGACAAAGATAAGAAAAAAGAAGGTGACAAATATAGCTTCACCCCAAATGTTATCAAATATTCTGCAAATAAAAACTCAGAAGAAGGCAAGAAGATAGCTAAAGCTAAATTTGGTATCTACAATCATACTGAATATGTTGGTCCTACAGCAAAAGCTATGACAGCCAACTATAGTCCAGATTTAAGTCACTTTGCGGATCATCCTGATGTTTATCACAGACTACCCGGACACGATACATCAAAAGTTGTGATGACTAAAACTAATCATACTGAATATGCAAAGCATGTAGCTGCTGCACAAAAATTACATGACAAAAATCCTCATATGTATCATTCTATTGATCCCGTTAGAGATCATATGAAAACTTATATCAATTCAACTGTAGACACTCAAGAAAAACCAACAGTTGCGGGTCTACAAAAACATATTGAAAATAAATTAACAAAAGAGATAGATAAGAAAAAAACTGATGCTGGTAAAAAGAAATATCAAGATCAGCTTAATGGTTTAATTCAACATACCAATGTACACAAACAGAATCTACAAAATGTTTTACAAGTACATCAGCATTTACAAAAAGCAAAAGATGTTCTTGTTCACACGTTAGCACAACATACTGGTGGCTTAGATCATGAAATAAAAGGACAATCAGTTAAACCTGAAGGATTCGTTGTTAATCATGAAGGACAAGTGTCAAAATTAAACGACAGAAACGAGTTCAATAGATTAAATCGTTTAGCGAGGCAGAAATAAAATGTTATCGATACAGAAAAAAATTTGGTTAGAAAGAGCAGGTCTTTTGGAAGAAAGTCCAAAAGAAAAAATATCTGATGATGAAATTCAAAATATTTTGTCCAACTTGGAAAAAGAAAAAGGTTGGCATGAAGGCGACGATGAAAATGATGATGAAGATGAAAAAAAAGAACATATAAAAGAAGATGCTGGTCCAATACAAGGAAAAGTTTCTTCCGACACAAAAGGAAAACTACATGAACTTCTTGTAGGGTATCATCTAAAAGGCGGTTCGCATATGTCTAAACATCCAGACAAAGAAGGCGACTCACCAAAACAAGCTCATGATAAATTAAAGAAAACTGTACATCCAACAGACTACAAAAAAATTAACGCAAGAGCAAAGAGTGCGGCTGAAGATATTAGAAAACAAGTTGAAGTTGGAGGACATAAAATACATGATGTGCATTGGACTTCAAAACCTGGTGATATACAGCGTTCAACGGGAATAAAATCATCACAGCAACAAGATTCTTCTGACATCGTGGTCACAACAAGAAAAAAAGGTAAATAAAATGCAAGAAGTTCATCACGGAATCAGCCTGAAAGTAACAGACTCATCTAACAAACATATTCCCGTTTCTAATCCAGGAGAAAAGACTTTTCATGGTGCGAAAGAACACTTAGAAGCACACCGTAAGCACATTTTGAGAAAATTTCCTGAACTAAAACATGCTACTAATAGAAACACACGAAAAGAAATGATGAAAGCTAATCCTGCAATGAAGGAACATGTTAAAAAAAAGAATACTGAAGTTTTACACAAAATTGCAAAAACATATCATGAACATTTGTCTAATCTTCCAAAACACGAACTTGCTGATCATATAAAAAATATTTTGCATTCTCATGAAACACCAATGCAAAAAAAAGGACATAACCACATTAGACATACAACATATACAAAATCAGATGGGAGCAATAGTCATCATTCAATTGTTCCGAGTGCCCATCATGCTCACATATATAACAATCCACATCATATAGAGGTCCATCATAGCGGAACAACTATAACTTTTAAACACAAAGGAAAAGCTTTTGGTGGTCTCGCTGTAAAATTCAGTTCGCAAAGTGATCCATTAAGTTCAATTAAAGGTTCTGGTAAAACCGCTGGAGATTAAAAAAAGAATGAAAAGATTTTCACAACTACTAGAAGAAAACCAGAAAAAACTTACGATGTTGTTTGGTCGTATGAATCCTCCCACTAAAGGTCATGAGGAGAATGTTGAAGGTCTAAAACAAACAGCAGAAAAAGAAAAATCAGATCATCTAGTGATTGCATCTCATTCGCAGGATGCAAAGAAGAATCCTTTATCACCAGATACCAAACTGAAGCATTTAAAAAGAGCATTTCCTGGTACAAATATCATCACATCAAGCAAAGAGAAGCCTACCATTATGCATCATGCATCGGATGCACATGCTAAAGGCTACACCCATCTTCATGTTATTGCTGGTGCAGATAGAGTTGATGAATATAAAAGATTGCTCAATCACTATAATGGAAAGACTCATGATGAAGCTGGCAGACCATTTAAGCATGGTTCATTCAACTTCAAAAAGATAACTGTATCATCATCTGGTGAAAGAACGAAAGGTGTATCTGGAACAGATATGCGTAATCATGCACAGAATAATGATTACAAATCGTTCAAGAGCAATCTATCTTCTCATATGCAGAAGAATGATAAACACGCTAAAGAATTATTTCATGATGTTCGCAAAGGAATGGGTCTAAATGAAAATGTAAGTAGAGGAATGTTCAAAGCAATCTTCATTACTGGCGGACCTGGTTCAGGAAAAGACATTGTTATTCGTGAAGGTGTTGCTGAACAAAAAGCAGTAGAACTAAGCACAATACAAGCATTTGAGTATCTGATGGATAAAAAGAAACTATCAGAGCAAAGTAAAGATTTTCGTAGAGAGGCTATTAGAAATCGTTCTCCATTGATTATTAATGGTACAGCAGATAACTTTGATAACATAGCAACAATCAAAGAAGAATTAGAAGAACTTGGATATACCACAATGATGGTATATGTTGATACTCTGAATGAAGTTAGCCGTCAAAGAAACCTTGGACTGAAAAGAATGATCTCAGAATCAGTTCGTGAAGAAAAGTGGGTAAAAGCTCAAGAGAATAAAGTTAAGTTTTACAATATGTTCAATGATTTTAATCTATTTGAAAACAATGATAACTTAGAGGTTGTTGAGGAATCTATTAGTGATGTTTACGATCACATCAACGAATTTTTAGATAAAGATAGTTTAAATGAAATCTCTACTGATTGGTTGATGAGAAATAAAAAATTAAATATTAACGAGAAGGTTTCTTTACTTTTTAAGGAGCAACAAAATGATTCAATGGATTCTAAATCTATTCAAAAAGCCAACATCAGAGCAAAAGGTTGTGGAAAACACGGAAGCCTCCTCTTTGACAACAACTGTCCAAGCTGCCAAATTACCAGAAAAGCAGGAAGACAAGACGATGTTAGAGACGGAGACGTTGCCAGTAACTCCAGTTACATCTTCAGAACCTACGTTGAAGGAAGAGGACCCACCCTCAAAGCCAGCCCGCCGCCCAAGGAAAGCAACTTCAGCAAAGACAAAGAAAAAGTAAAGAAAAAAGGATTGGTCGATTCCCCAACACAGAATCAAAGACTGAGAAATGTGGCAGGAATAGGACCTGAATATGACACTAGACAACAAGGAACTGTATATCCTATGTCTGGTCTAGGAGATGTGACCTATCGTGAGGATGTAGAACCTTCGCATGATAAATATATGAAGGAAGGTACCGCAGCAGGACTTCGCAAAAGTTTCAACAAGTTCAGAACTCAAAAAGAAGCAATAGACGATCCTGGTGCTGTAGATATGGGAGTTGGTGGTGTTCTAATGGGAGCATCAAACAAAGAACCCATGCAAACATACAAGGATCAAGATAAAACAGTTGGTCTGCTAATTAAAAAGAACAAGAAACAAAAACAGGAGAAATAACATGTTCGCTAAAGACAAAGTGTCGCAGTCTCTAATTGATGCTGTTAATAAAGTCATCACTAAAGAAGAAGTTAAAGAACAGCTAAACGAGGCATTCCCAACTGTTGATGATGCTAAGAAAAGAATGGCTGCTGCTTCAGGTCCAAAACCTAGCGGTGGCGCTGGTATCAAACTAGGTACACGCTATGGTGGCGGTAAGCAAGCTGATGAGCCAGAAGATGATGAAGGAGAAAAGACACCAGCAAAAAGAGCCAAATATGGTGCTCGTAAAACCCGTTTCACTGATACCAAACTATACAAAGAAGATGAGGTTCAAGAGGAACTAAAAGGTAAGCAACATAAGATTGATGCTAACAAAAATGGAAAAATTGATGCACATGACTTTGAACTCCTTCGTAGTAAGAAAAAGAAAATGACAGAAGGATATGCATTTGCAGAACACCTGATCGAATCGATGTATGGTAAAAAGTCTGCACTTCCTCTAGACGAAAAAGAGATGAGTGATGCTCAGAAAAAGAAAAAAGAAGAAATCGTTATGTCTATGAAAAAAGACACAGCAGGTCTTAAGAAGCGTTACGGTTCTCGTTGGAAAGATGTAATGTATGCTACTGCAACAAAACAAGCAATGAAAGAAACTCACAACGAAGAAGTTGAAGTAGAAGAAGAAATTGATCCTAATGTTCGCACAAAAGATGCTTTAACTGGAGCAAATAAGCCAACCAACAGAAAAGATGATGTTGGTCCTGGTGCAGACGGCAGAAGCTCAAAGGTGAAATTCAAAGGCGGTCCAATGGACGAAGAAAAAGAAAATGAGAAAGAAGATGAAGGACATGAGGACGAAGCAGAAGATAAAAAGCTAGTCAAGAAGATGGTGAAGAAAGATGCTTTGAAGGAAGAAGAACTTGATGAAGCAGCTAAGAAAAAAGCTCCTTATGATAGAGATGAAGTTGCGAAAAAAATAGGTGCTGCTATGAATAAAGCGGATGATGCAGTTCGAAAAGGTCGTGCTGAACGTGAGGCTGCAAGAGCAATTGCTACGGCAAAATACGGTAGTAAAATGAAAGAAGAAGTTGAACTTGATGAAGGAACCGAAAAGAAAGAAAGAAAACTAAAATCTTTCTTAACAATGAAAAAAGAAATGCTTGGTAAAGCTGGTATGACTTCAGAGAAAAAAGATGAAGAATAAGAGAACCTTCAAAGAAGCTTTTGGTAAAAACCCATGGGATCCCTGGTCTACAAAGGCCGGGATCGAAGAAGCTAGTGCTACACTAGATGCTTATCTTATGGCAAGAGGTTATAACCCAGCACATATGCCAAAAGATATGAAGATTGCTCACTCGAAATCTTTAGCATTTAGACAGTGGGCAATGAATCGTGTCAATCGAGAAGAAGTTGAACAGGTTGATGAAGTAAGCATGAAAACTGTAAAAAGCTATCTTAGCAAAACAGTAGATCCTATTGAAGGAATGCCTAGACCTGGTATGGGTAAAAGAATGAAAGGTATTGCTGCTGCTCATCAAAGACTTGTTGGTAAAAAGCCAACTACTAAAGAAGAAGTCGAATTAGATGAAGCTTCTGTGCAAAATATGTTACACAGCCGTCAGCAAGAACTACGCAAGAAATCTGGATTACCACATCCTGATTACTATAAAGAACTAGGTAAGTCATATGACATTGAGGATGATAAAGAAAGAATGGCAAAACAATCAGAAATAAAAAAGAAATATAGTGTCAAAGAAGATCATGTTGCTATCGCTATGGGTAGACAGCTTGATGATGAAGGAAGCATGGTGCTAACTCAACTCGACATTATAGAAGATGCAATTTCTGATTTGCGTTCTGCAATCAAAGATCCTAAAATGCAGATTCCTGCTTGGGTACAATCGAAAATTACTTTGGCGTCAGATTATCTAGACACAGTAGCACATTATATGAAAAGCAATAATGAAGATGGTATGAATGAGTCTGTTCTCTATGATAATCCAAAAGGAACATTGACTAGAGTTACTGAAAAGAAAAAAGAAATGTCTCGTTCCGCAAGAATCATTAAATCAATCTACAAAAGAAAAGGTGTCGTAAAAGAAGATACCTACGATTGGGAAAAAGACGACAAAGATACTTCCTCTTATGGAAAACAACCAAAGTTTGCTAAGTCTGATGATAAAGCAAGTAAGGTAAAAAAAGAGTCTGATGCTGCTGCGGTATTGTCTGGAGGCACAACACTAACGAAACAAAATCGTGATATTGTTGAGCTAGATCCTAGGATGAAACTTCGTCCAAATAAGGATGCCCAAGACGCTGATGACGATAACAAAAGCCAATAAATAAATAACAAATAGGATATTTAAGGAGAAAAACATGTCCTCATGGGGTAATAACGATAACGCAGCAAACGCACCTTACTGGGCAGTAAACTCAGCTATTGCACCAGCAAACCCAAACAGAGCAGCACCTACAGCAGCTAACGTAGCATTGCTTTATGCAAATACGACAGCTAACGTATACACTGCTGGAGAAACTATTGGTTTGTTTGGTGTTGATCCAGATGAAGATGAAGTATTAAATAATGTTGGTGCTCATACTGGTTGGAATCTTAAAACAACGGGTTCGGGTGGTCGTGCCGGTCGTGTGACATATGAAACACTAGTTGCATTGTCCAATATGATCAGCGATGGTGATGCACAGCTTCTACCTAACGTAGCAATCACATTGGCTACAACTACTTCAGCTTCAGTTGTTGCTAATACAAGCTATGCTAACTCTGCATCATTTGTTGTAACACCAACACTAGTTGGAAACACAGCGGCAGTTCTAACATATCAGTGGCAAGTCAACAACCCTTCCGGTTCACTGGGATGGACAAACGTTGTCAATGGAACACCAGCAAATACTCAGTACACTGGAGGAACATCAACAACACTGCTTGTCAAGCCAGCAGATACAACTGTCAATGGCTACAAGTTCCGTGTCACTGCAACAGCCGCAGTACAAGGCGTTTCAGCAACATCGTCAAACAGCACTATTACAGTAACTTAACTTTGAAAGTGTGGGGAGGAGAAATCTTCCCCACTTCAATACATGTTTGATGATTTGAATGAAGAAAATTTCATGATGTATGCGGTAAAGGCTTATGAGAAACCTAACTGTATTATGTCTGAGTTTGAAGGAGATTTGAAACGAACAAAGTACTTAAAAAGACTTTTTCGTAGATATAAAGTAACAAAAACATTGAAAGAAAGATTAATATTAAATCACATTATATTATTGTATAATGTGTTCGGCGCAGAAGCTACAACAAGAATATTATTCTACCGAATAGATGAAAAAGATTATGATGTCTTGAAAACTTTCTTGATGTATCTCAACCTGTTGCCTTCAGTGGTTAGAGGTATCAGAGGAAAAAACATAATAACAACTGATATTTCGATTGACTTACAAATAGCAGAGACATTAAGAAATATATGAAAACTCTAAAAGGTTTCTTACAGAATGAAGATTTGAGACAGTGGTTCAGCAAAACTCACCCCAAAGGCGATTGGAAAAGAATTAATTCTAAAGGTGAAGTTGTTGGCCCTTGTGCAAGAGAACCAGGTGAAGCAAAACCAAAATGTATGTCAAAAGAAAAGAGGGCACAACTTTCGAAAAAAGAAAGAGCTGCTGCGGTTAGAGCGAAAAGAAAACACGATCCTAATCCAGAAAGAAAAGGTGCACCTATCAATGTGTCAAGCTATGGCAAAGGAAAGTTAAGCGAAGATATGGAACTCAACGAAAAAAATAAACCAACAAATCCTAAACTTTGGTCCAGAGCAGTATCACTAGCAAGATCGAAGTTTGATGTTTATCCTTCCGCATATGCCAATGGTTGGGCATCTAAGTGGTATAAGTCTAAAGGTGGTGGTTGGAGATCAGTAAAAGAAGAAAGAGAACCAATGAAATCATTCAAACAATACATCAATGAAGTTAATGATAAAGAAGATGTTATTACCTTGAACATTCCTCTAATGATTCGTATGTTAGAATTAGCAAGAGAAGATGTTAAAGATGATATGGAACTTCATCGTATCACAGAAAGACTTATTGATATCAGAGACAAAGGTGTTCTGACAATGGATGATTATAACTTCATTGCAGGACTAAAAGAAGAATTAGAAATTGATGATGAAATGAT